TCCTATTAAGTTAGTGGGTACTCACTTACGCTTTCCCCTTTGTTCTAATTAAAACGGGATGTCCGAATCCATGTCCTCAATCTTGGCTTTAGGCTTGCTTTGAGGCTGGCTTGGTTGGTCTTCCTTGGGGCTGACAGCTAGTCCCATGAACTTGCCGTTCTTGCCCTCTTTAATCCATCCAGAAATCCAATAATCTTTCCCATCAACCCTAATGTTTCCTTTATAATTAGGATGTGATTCTTTTTCCCTTTTGTCATTAGTAAAAAGTACTCCACTATTGTCGCGCTGTTCCATGGTTACACCTTAATTTCATTGAGTTTTTTAACTTTGTCATCCACTTCCGCAAGAAACTGGATAACTTCACTTTCGAGTTCTGCAATATAGACATCATTGCGCTCGATTCTTTTGACAAACAGTTGAAGGTGCGCTGGCATTCGTGGGTCGAAACTCACGAAATCGCACCAAGACCTGTTCGTACAAGCCATTTGCCACTGCATTTGATCGTAATACTTCTTGACAGGCTCAGCACCCAAGAGAGTTTCGATATGCGTGGAAGTGTTGGGACACTTGATCTCTAGGCATCCCCAATTGCCAATAAGACCATCAGGAGAGGCAGAAGACATGGGAATGGTTGGATGGTCAATAGACCCTACCTGATCGACTGTATTGCCTGTTTTGATCTCGTATGCGGCTCTGGCAAAGGGTTCGTTCTCAGTTCCCCATTCCATTGCAACATTTGAGTAGGAATCAGCAATAGTCTGAGTCATGCGCTCGACTACCAACTGTGCCATGTAGTTTGCTCTGCTTGCGCTATAGCCTGTTTTTGTCTTGGAAACAATGTCAGAGATACGAGATGCCGTAGCCTTTCCGCATCTTTGCTGAAACCATGCTTCGCTTCCTTGTTCTACTTCACTCATTTCAACTCTCCTTTACGCTTTTCTTTAGCATCAATCACTTTTTTCTGCCAAGCCTTATCAGAACCGCAAGCACTGTAAGCAGTGGTGTAAACATTCTTCAACTCCTCAATGGTGGATGCCGCTTCAATAGCCGCTAAATGGTCAATCATCGTTCCCACATCTATGTCTGAACCCTCACCTTCAGGCAAGTCTTCTCCAGCATAGATATACAAGCCCAAGCCATGCAAAGACAATGCCTTAGTCATGCAGCGCATGATGGCAGTGTTGACTGCAAACGCATCGGGATTGAGGATTGCTTTGTTTCGGAAATCCATTACTGGAAGTTGGCAAGTCACTGATTTTCGGAACATAGTGACTGTGACGAACACCATTGCAGTGCCGTTTATGTCCATGTAACACTTGTCACCAAACATCTCAACTTTGTAAGTGGCATCTTCATCAGCTTTCAATGCTTCAGCCCATGCCCACGCCCATGAAAGATATGTCAAATTGCCTTTTTTCTCAGTGTGACTATTGACATTTGTTGACAACAATTTATTTATTTCTTCTTTTCTGTCAACCAAAACACCTATCTCTAACGCCTTTTCTTTAATCATTCCTTGACTCCCATTACATCGTTAAAAATATCCATCGCCTCTTGATTTACTGCCCACATTGCCAACAGCGTTAGATCGCTGTGGATTTGAGCAATATCTTTATTGAACCCTGCGAATTTTTTGTGGAGGCATTTCTGCTCCAGACTCTTTGTCGTTCTTTCCATCCGCATTAGGATTGTTGAATAATCCAGCATTTTTCACTCCTGTTAAATGCTTCTTCCATGTTGCTGACACATCGGTCAGTGCTGAGTTCACATACCCAAATGTAGGGTCGGTGATCGGTTTGGATGGCATGACCACCCGTTGTACCTTTGGTTGCTCTTTCATGCGTTTAGCCGCCTTTCTGAGCAATCTCTGACGCTCTTTCAAGCTGAGTGTGGGTGTCCAAATCTGAAAATAAGATAAAAAACGAGTCATCGCAACATTTATCTGCTGGATTGCGAGGCTTAATACAGAACGCACAGTAATACTCATTGGAATGCTCCTCAATGATTCTTTCAAGATTCAGCTTAGTTTTCATTGCTGGCCTCGCTGGTAAGGGTTGATTTTAGGCAATTTTGACTTGTTCAACTCAATGGCTTCACGAGCCAATTCTGCTCTGTAATAACGCCACAAATTCAGTTCTTCTTCGCTGTCAATCCACTTTGACAGTGGAATATCACACGCTAACTGTGCAAGTCTTTCAGCTTTGAGTTCGACTCGTGATCGAATCATGTCTGCAACATCAGCCCATGCGTTTGACTGTATTGCCTCTACGATAGCCTGACTATCGCATACTGCATCTGCAACATCTGAAGGGTTCAAGTCTTGCAGTGCCATCCACTTTTCTCTTTCAAAATCCATCATTCACTCCTGTTAAAAAACCTATCAATGTGTGTATTCTGTCAGACAGAAATAAAATAACCAATAGGGGTTTCCCCCTAAAGGTTACTTATACTTGGTAATTAGAGCTTTGAGTTTTTTAACCTCACCCTTTGCCCATTTTTGTTGTTCTATGCCGTTTTCGCCTTGAAGGTCTTCATAATTCCAGTGTGCGCCTATTGCGTCTTGAAACAATCCAAGCACATACTCAGCCTCTTTTACTACCTCAGCTATTGAATAGCTTTTTATTTCTTTTTTATCATCAGTACTGATGTTCTCTAAAGAATTTGTAAGCTCATCAATATCAAATACCGAAGACCAAAATTTTGTCAACGCTTTTTCACTCAATTGGTTCATGGCTATACCTTTACACTTGTTTAATGAACGAGACTAGATTTCCTACCTAGTGATATTATTATAACATAGTGTACGACACTAAACATTAGTAGAAACCCTATGTTTTAAACAATTTTTTCTATACAAAATAAAATCTCATAGATATTTTCTATTAAATTTAGTTAGTGTTTACTAACATCTTTAATTTATTTTCATCTTTACATTTATGAATGTCTGCAAGTGACTTGTTAGTGAACACTTTGCCGCAAAGCAAGCAAATCCAAGCAACTCCCATCTTTACCTCGGTTCTGCGCTTGCCGCTTTCACCTCTTTGGCGACCAAAGAATGTTCTGATTTGTTGAATCATTTTTTGTTGGACAGTGCTTTTGAGTAGATAAAGACTTGATTTTGCTCATGGATGCCACGCTTGTCTTGTTTGCGTTTGGCATATTCCTCTCCTTGCTTAAACCGCTTCATCTTTGTGTCTGTCAACCAGACAGATGACTGACCTTTGTAATCGAATGCTGATTTCATTTCTTGTTCTTCCTTGCTTGATATGGATGGTGTCCTTGAACTTCTTTTGTTTTCAGTTGTTCTCTGCGTTTAGCACCAATCATTTTCCCAACATTTATCATTTTCAGTTCGGAATCTCTTGTCCAGATTGAGGGTTGACCTTTATAGTCCCAAGGTGAATTCATGTGTTCTTCTCCAACTTGATGCACTCCATTCCTTCCCATTTGCAGACTGGCTCATCTTTGCACATGATGACAAAGCCCTCAATGTCACTATCACCGCCGCAGGATTGCACTTCATAGCCGTAGTCACCAATTTGCACAATCATTGGTACATCAGGGTCAATCATGTCGCTTTTGTCTTTCCATTTACTTGTTTGCCATTCATGCTCAACATCCATCATGGTTGCCATGACAAAGCGCATACTTTGTGATTTCAGAATCATTGTGGTTTCTCCTCGTCTTTTCCCATGAATTCACGAATGGTCGATGTTTTCCATTGTTGGTTTTCTTTCTTCCAAACAAGTGGTGTGCCAATACTGACACTTTTGATTTGTCCTCTCCCAATGCCTTGACCCATGATGGATATATCCCTATTACCGTCTTTGTCTGGGTAGCCGCCAAGCACATGGTTTTCGACAAGGTTTGCAAATGTTCTAAGCCTTGTGCGGAGTAGATTTGCTTGTGGTTCATCAAATTTCGCAGTGTTAAATCCAGCCAAATCAGCCAGCATTTTGAAATCATCGTCTTTCATACGGGCTTCTCCAAAAATTGTTTAATCTGTTCATACACGCCATTTCTTGCACTGTTGTCGTTTTCGTACTTTGTCCACCCTGCATAACGCATCTCTGTTTCTGCTCGGCGTAGTAAGTCAAGTGCTCGGTCGTTGTCTTTCACCACGGCATCATGTATTTCAATGTACCGCTGACATTTGTTGAGCCACTCTTTTTCGATGGCATCAACTTTATCTTGGTGTGACTGCTTGAGTGCTTTGGTCAGAGGGCTTGCCAACCATGCCTCATAGTCTGCTGTTGAAAGTTTTTTATTCATACATATCCATCCAGTTGAAATTTGAGTTTTGCTTCTTCCAGCGCACCGATGATGACAAGCCTGTCTGTTGTGGTGCTGGTTTTAATTTTGAATTGACCTTTGTCTTTCCAAAAGGACAACACAATCACTGTGTCAGGTGCTTCATCAATCGCTTCGTTGAGCGTAGCTGTTGCCTGCACCTTATGGTGGTCAGGGATGGTCGCTGTTCTGAGTTTGCTCATGTGTTCTTCTCCTCGGCGTAGCCGTTCTTTTGCTTTAGTTTGGCTTCTGAAAGCACAATAATGCTTACCTCGTATAGCTTATGGGGTTTGACTGGTTGAAGCCGCTGAAGATTGTTTTGCGCATTAAAGTACCGTTTAGCCTTTGTGCGTGTTGTTCCAAATGATGCGCTAAGTATTCGTTCCTTGCCATCCGCCCCAATGTACGAGTACATAAATCCATCAAGTTTTGTGTCATTCATCTTGAACTCTTATTGCATAAGCAAGTCGGTCGTATATGTCAGGCTGGTGCTTAGACATAGCTTCAAAATGGTCGTATTGCTCTGGGGCTAGGCTTGATTGAGCCGCCTTCAAAAGCATTTCACCTGTCAGCCCTACCCATGTGCGCTGTGCCAAATGTTCGCCTCTTGGTGTGCAAGGTTCTAAACAGGTATCGTATTGCTGACAACACACTTTTGGCTCTGTGCGCTGTGGTGGGTGGGTGTAGAGGGGTGTTTCAAAACTCCAACGCATCTCAGGATAAGCATTAAACATTTCATTTGTCACAACAGGTGATCCAATTCCACTTGTACGCAACCACGCCACAGGCTCTTGGCTTTCCAACTCTGCAATGGCTTGTTGCAGGGATGTGATGGCTTCTCTTGCTGGTTTCCCTCCGTCAGCTACTGTTCGCCAATCATTGGGGTCATTTACAGATACCACAACATTGACATATTCTTTCAACGCCTCAAGCGCC